ATTTGGTTTCAGCACAATCCAAATAAAAGCGTGAGTTAAGCACATCACTTGTCTTGTGATTGTCCTGTTTTTATTTGGCGAATTGTGTCTAACAGTAATCTTCTCTCTAAATGGAGCGGAAGACTACTTGGTCTTCTCGGATAGAAGCGATTACGCAAATTAGTGCTTGTATTTATGGATACCCAATATAGTCATTATGATGAACACAATCTCGATTGAATTGGTGAATAGATAGGAACGCTGAAGGCGTTTCAAGATTCTGTTCACCAAGACACAAATGTCGCCAATATAAGGTAAATTACTTCTTCCCCGAGCTTTCTCGCAAATCTATTTGGTTCTTGCTTGTCAAGAACATAAGAAAGTGATTGCCTCGTCCAGATTTGGCGATCCAAAATCGTCAAATATGGATAACGGGCTTTGCGAAAACCGAGGGTAATTTACCGAACAGTCATACTTGTTTAGGAAGGCGAACTATGTTCGCTTACGAGTTTTGATCGAGGTTTAAATGAATTTACCCTTTATGGGCTTGGGATCGAGATTCTAAATTCATTTGAGGCGAAGTATCAAAACTTGTAACAATTTGTAACAATATGTTTCTTGACATGGATATTTATGATAGTATTCGTGTTTAGGGATTTATGAAAACCAGAAGTCTGACAACTAAACAAAAGGAGCTTGTTGATACAATCGTAATGACAGGATGCAGTATTACGGAAGCCAGTCAAAAGGTAGGATATGCAAAGGGAGAATCAGGCAGAGTAGTAGCAAGTAAAACCTTACGATTACCACATGTACAGAGGTATATGATGGAAAGGATAGTGAATACCATTGGATTAGGAGCAATATCAGCCTCACGAAAGATGGTTGAGCTTTCAAACGGAGCAAGAAGTGAGTATGTGCAACTCGAGGCGAGTAAAGACATACTGGATCGGGCTGGAATAAGAGTACCTGACCGAGTACAACACGAGATAGCTGGTGAAGTGAAAATAAACATAGACCTGAGTTAATTACCCTACCGTATCTAGTTTAATAAGAGGAGCTTTAGCTCCACATTTGTACTCGTTAGATACGGAACGAGTACTTGTTTTTTCCTGAAGGCAAAACGAATGTTGCCTTCTAGAAGAGGGGGTGGGGGCAAAAACGAATGTTTGTTTATACATATATCTCTTGTCCTCGCATTATAGGTGTAAAAAAAGCACGAAGTGTGAATTGAAAATATATTTTTTATTCTGTAGGGTTGAGGGTTCACCCTAACTCGTATACAAAAGGATAAGAAATGAAAACAAATCAAGATACCATCATCCAAACACTGCAAGAACAGAACAAGCATCTCCTAGACAGATTGGAGAAGGCGTATGAGGATAAGAGTGAACTGCGAAGAAAGATGTATGATAATGGCAATGGTAAGGCGAAGTACGTCTACGCAGATGACGGAACACCAGCAAGACTGAACATGAAAAGAGGCGATCCGACCAAGGAAGGCACGGATTAGTGAGCTTCCTTCAAACCATCTCAATAGAGGACAGGAGAAGGTTGAGGAAGATCGTCAAGAAGGTTCATCTGAAGAACTATCCCACCCAGTTCATCAATGACAGGGAGGCTGATAAATTAGTAGAGGCGTTTGGAGAGGAAACAGTCTATAACCTGATCAAGAAGCACAAGGATTTGGGAGAGATTGACTGAGTTTAATTACAAGCCACAAGGAGAGGTCCTAAAGAGATTCATGAAGTCCAATGATTTCTTCAGGGGAATCAGAGGACCAGTAGGATCAGGCAAGTCCGTTGCCTGTTGCGTGGAGATATTCAGAAGGGCTTTGCAGCAAGAAAAGAACAGCCAAGGTATTCGCAAGTCAAGGTGGGCCGTCATCCGAAATACCAATCCCCAATTAAAGACGACAACGATCAAGACATGGCTCGACTGGTATGATGAGAATGTATGGGGGAGATTCCATTGGTCCGTTCCCTACACCCATCATTTAAAGAAGGGTGATATAGATTTAGAGGTCCTTTTCCTAGCATTGGACAGACCTGAAGATGTCAAGAAACTGCTCTCGCTGGAGCTGACTGGAGTGTGGGTGAATGAGGCGAGGGAGATACCCAAGTCCATCATAGATGCCTGTACAATGAGGGTTGGACGATTTCCTTCCATGAGGGAGGGTGGAGCGTCTTGGTACGGAGTGATCTGCGACAGCAATGCTCCTGAAGAAGATCATTGGTGGGCTATTATGGCTGGAGATGTTCCTGTACCTGACCATGTGTCAAGGGATGAGGCGTTGATGCTGGTCAAACCTGACAACTGGTCCTTTTACTCCCAAGCTGGAGGCATGAAGGAAAAGAGAAACACGAAAGGTGATTTAGAAACTTATACGGAGAATGAACACGCTGAAAACAAGTCCAATCTTACTCCCAAGTATTATAATAACATCATCAGGGGTAAGACGAAGGGATGGATTGATGTCTATGTCCTTAATAAATTAGGCAGTATTGAGGAAGGAAAGTCAGTTTATCCTAATTGGAGGGAGGAAGTCCATCTGTCATCCGAACCCTTGCTCCCTGATAAAAATTCCTTGCTGTATGTGGGGATTGACTTTGGATTGACACCAGCAGCGACCTTCGGACAGAGGCTTTCAACTGGAAGATGGATCATTCTGCATGAACTGGTCTGCTTTGACATGGGAGCCATCCGATTTGCCGAGGCGTTGAAGCATGACTTCGCAAAATACTTCAGGAATTTTGAAACGGAAATCTATGGTGATCCGTCAGGAGACTACAGGGCGCAGACGGATGAAAGAACGCCCTTTCAAATGCTCCGACAGGCTGGAATCAAGGCGATACCAGCTCCATCCAATGACATAGCCCTTCGAATTGAAGCAGTAGACAGCGTTTTGAACAAAATGGCTGATGGAAAGCCCTGTTTATTGGTGGATCAGAGGTGTTTGAACCTCAAAAAAGGATTTAACGGTGGATATCACTACAGAAGGATGCAGACTGCTGGTGATCGCTATGATGAAAAGCCCTTCAAGAACAGATATTCCCATATTCATGACGCTTTGCAGTATATGTTCATGGGAGCTGGTGAAGGAAGGACCATCTTGCACGGAAAGAAAAGAATGAACCCGACAAAAGCGAAAACAACTTGGAATGTTTTTGACAAGGTGGATAAACCAAAAAGGAAATCATGGAACATATTCGGAATGAATGGCTAGTATTTTTCTATACGCCCTTTAATCCCCCTTGGTACACAAAATGGCGAAAAAAGGGCTTTACCCATGTTGGAGCTATGAATTTTTATCCCAAATTTGACTGCTGGATGCTTTTAGAGGGGTTGTATGGACGATTGCACGTGGAACTTATTGACGGTCCTGAAGCCCAAAAGATTCTGTCCTATGTAAAAAGATTGAACGGAAAGGTCCTCAAGGGTAGGGAGATGGACACGCCCAACTTTCGTGGAGAGTGGTGGGTGAAGGAGCATAGCTGCGTGAGTTACATTCAGCGACTAATTGGTTTGCGATCCTTTTGGATGTTTACGCCCTATCAGTTATTTTGTGCGTTGAAAAAAAATGATTTTCAGCTCTTTGTAGGGCAAGGATTAAATAATGGCTAGACGACCTAAACCTAAATCTAAACCAAAACCTAAACCAAGACCGAAAGGATATTGAAATGACCGATCCTTATGAAGCAGTATTACGGGGAGAAAGTGTTGCAGTTAAAGATATACAAAAATGGTGGCATGGTATGACACCAATGGCAAAAAGAAGAATTTACAATGCTAACAAGGCAAAAAAGAAATACAGAAAAGCAGTTAAAGCAAAAAAAGTTCGTAAACTTTTACCATTCCAAAATGTCAATGCGATTCAAAAACTAATCAATTAAGAAAAACTAATGGTAACTCAATCTCCTGATCCTAAATTAATTAGAAAAATAATGTCAATTAAGGGTTTAACAGAACAAGAAGCATACGAATGGCTACAAGATATGTTATTAGACCGAACACAAGATGCAATAGAAGTTTCTTTAAATAATGAAAAGAAAAAAAATAAAAAAGCAGTTAAGGCAAAAAGAAAGGTTGCATAATGGGAATTTTTAAAAGACCGAAATATCAGGAAACGGAAACCGACAAGATGATTAAGCGTCAGCTTGAGGAAGAACAAAAGGAACGAGCAGTAAAGGAAGAAGCAAGGGCTGAAAGAAAAAGAAGGTACGCCAAAGGAATGATTGGTTCACGATCCATGTTCTCAAGAGCTGGTGGCAGTGGATTCTATGATCCTGAAGGGCAGCAGTATTCATAATGGGAGGTAACAACTCAACAAGCTCCAATTCACAAGGTGACAGTTATTATTCAGGTGGTGGAACTGGTGGGGAATATGACACTCCCACGCCAACGACAAAGAAAAAAGAAGAAAAAAAGAGAAAAGTTAAAAAGGGAATTAAAGTCGTTGAGGAAAAACTAGGAGTTACGGAAATAAAGCATGGTCCAATGGGCTATCTTCAAACAAAAAAAGGAACAAAGGATGTCCGTGCATTAAAACTGTCAAAAACAAAAGGTGGAACATCAATGTTTGGACAAGAAGCATCCCGAGCTACTGATGATTATTTAATTGGTTTGGGATCGGATGTCGCAAAGGTTGGAAATTATTTTAGACAAAAAGGTGGAAAATTCATACGAATCAGCAAGGCAGAGGGGGAAAGATTATATGCAAAGGGCGATCCCAGTATAAGTCGTTCTACTTTTCTTACTTCAAAAGGAAAGGAAATGAAGTATGGAAAGTCAGGTGGAGCTATGGGTTCAGGTGATCCGTCAGGAATGATGACAAGCATCCCCATTTCAGAAGCAATGTTTGAAAAACAAAAGAAGATTCAAACACTAGCCTTGGCTGGAATGTCATTGGCAATGCCAATGGGATTGGCTCAAGGAATGAGATCTGTTGCTGCCGATACTTTCCAAAGACCGTATTCGGACTACATCTCTGCATTTTATAAAGGACAAAGTGGCGAAACCAACTTTGCAAAGGCAGTAGGATTTGCGAATCAAGGAAGGGATACAGCTAACTTGGCTATGGGTACTGCCGTTTCTGATGGTGGAGAAAAGAAATCAACGAAATTTACTAAAAAAACTACGAAATACTTTGCTGGATCATATGCAGATGAGGCAAAGAAAAAGCGTAAATTCTTTCAACATGGAGCAAACTAATGCCTTATACCGATCCTGACATAAGCCCAACCATAGCTGACAACAGCAAGGTTGAGAAGATTTTAAAAAGATACAAGGAAGCACAATCATTAAAAGATAACTGGAAGGAGAAGTTTGAGGAGGC